TTCACCTTTTATTTGTCTAGCTTCAGCTTTAGCTGCTATCTTGTATAATTCCTCGTTAAGTTCATTAATCTTTTTAATAAAATCTTCTAATTCTGCTGTTGCACCTTTAAAGAATTGTCCTATTTCTCTACTATATGTAGAAAGTAATGCAGATAGTAAACCAATAGCAACACCAATACCTGCTGGACCTGTAAGCCCAGTAACCATTGCTTGTAGTGCTTTTTTAGTGCCTCCTTCAGTAGCTGCTAATCTTTGGAATGACTCAACCATAGGGTTTAAGTTATTCGCAATACCCATCATACCATAAGGAGCATCTTGAGCAATTCTGGAGAAGTTTATAAGGGATTGAGAAGCATCACCAACTGGTTTACCTACTTTTTGTAATGCACTTCCGTAAGCTGATATTTGAGTATTTAAAGCCTTAATTTCAGTATTGAGCATATTAATCTCAATAGTATTGGTAGACTTTTTTAATTGTGCCTGAAATTGTCTAAGTTGGTTTTCAGCTTTTTGCAGTTCAGATTGTATCTCTGCAACATCCATTCCAACTTTTACATTAAAACCAATATTCTCTGCCATCTTATTTTAATTTACTCCGTACAATTTTAATGTCCTTGCTAGTTGGTCATCTGTTAACATTATCTTTTCTTCATCTACTTCTAAATCATCAATCGCTGGTATATGCCAAAATGCTTTTAATGATTTAGGCGATTTTTCAGCACTATTACTTAGGTATATAATATAGGCAAGGTTTCTAGTCCTTGCCCATTGATTTAATTCTTTCCTTTCATTGCCTAAGACGATAATTGAAAAGTCCTTCCAAGTAATATCCCAAAACTCATTGGGTTTTACCCCACATTCAGCAGCCTTAACTAAGACATCATCCCAACTTAGCTTTACTAGGCTTTTTTTTTTCTTCTTTTACTTCATTAGATACATTTAAAATTGTTTTATCAACTATAAATTTAATGAAGTTAACTAGCTGACCTTCTGTTTTAAATACTCCTCCAATTTCATCTATCCAATCACATACATCATTTTCTGTGTATTCTATTGGTATATTGCTTTTAATACAAGCAGCTTCGTAGCCACAATGTACTAAAGAAACCAAAGTATTTATATCCGTTCCAGCCTTTGACATAAGTTCAAAATAACCACTAATATCTGTATTGTTTTTAGTGGTAAATAAACGCATCGCCAAAGTACCCCAGTTAAGGAGTATAGTTTTGTTGTTCAGTCTTAATTCAAACATAGGTTATTTTTTATGCAGTTTCAGTTTGTGTTAATGGTGGTAAAGTAACTACGAAAGTCGCAGAGAATTTAACATCATCTTTATCAGCAGCGTTTACATCAAAGTTTGAAATAAATACTTGACCTGAATACACAATATCACCTGCTGTTGGAGTTGCTTTACCCATCTTCATATTGAAAGCAGTTTTTGCAGCGTGAGCAGCATACAATTGTTGGTAAGAATCCTTACTAGGACTTCCTGTTTCATCAATTGCAAAACCATCACCTTTAAATGATTGTGTAAATGAAGGCCCAGCTTGATATTCATCTCCACATTTTGAAGTTGCATCAATGGTGTTTACTACTGATGTCATTGAGTTAGTTGTAAGACAAGCAACAGGTTTAAATGTTCCGTTGCCATCTATGTCAGCTAATAGGATATAATCCCTTGCTGATACTTTTGTTTCTGCCATTTTATTTAATTTTGAGTTATTATTATATTATATGTTATAATCGTTCTAAAGACATTATCAATAGGGTTTAAGCCATCTAAATTTCTAACACTTTGAACACTTAAAGCAGAGGAAGTAAATCCATTGCTTAAAGTAATAGTTGTATCCGAATTTATGTCAGCCAACACTAAATTGCTTATTTCTTCAGCTCGTTTATAGCCAAAGTTAGCATTTTTTGTAACAATGTCAACTATGATTGTAATACCATTTGTGTAACCTGCTTTGCCTTGTTCTTGGCTTGAACTTCTGCCATCTAAAATAATGTATTCATTGCCTACTCCATCTGGAGCAAAACCATCGTAAACACCTAAGCTAGTAGCACTAACTAATTCGGTATAAAACCACTTCTTTATTTCTATGTTAGGATTGAGCATTTACTATGTTTTTAATTCTATCTTTTAATAATGAAACCTCAGTCTCATAAGCAGGTATTAAATAAGGTTGAGGTCTTAAACCTTTCCTTAGAATACTCAATGCTATTGCATAAGCTGCTGAATCATTTTCTTTACTTTGTACCTTTCTACTACCAGTTCTTCTTTGTGTTTTAATACTATAAGTTCCTGTAATACCTTTTCTCTTTACCCACAATACCAATGCTTTTAGCATATCTTGAAATGTACCACCAGTCTTACCTCTAAAGGTATTAGCAAACTCATTATATCCTTGAGTATTAACCTTACCTCCTGTGCCAAACTCTACATAAGGTGCATAGGATAAATCCGAACCAACTATGTAAACCTTCTTATCTATCCCCCCTTCTTCTTTTAAATGTATTGAACCTCTTAATGTTCCAAAGTTAGCAGGAGCATTCTTTTTAGCTTCTGATTGAATCTTTAATGCAGATGCATTTGTTTCATCAATAATTTGATTTTTAAGTTTTTGAGTTAGGCTCTCTAACTTTAGTATAGTCTCATCAAACTCAGTAACATTAAAAAATATCCCTGCCATTATGCGTACATTATTATTTCGTAAAATCTAAACTGATTCTCTACATCCTTTATTGAATGAATCGTGTACATCTCTCCTTCAGCCTCTATTTGGTAGTTATTATTGATTGTTACATCGTACCTGATATATAACTTAGCCATACGAGTAAAACTTAACTCTGCTTCCAATAATGCTCTGTTTTCGTTCTCTGGTCTAAAATCGCCAAATACAAGTTCTTGTAAGGCAAAGGTAGTAATGTACCCACCTTGACCATCAGCAGTCCTTGTAGGCACATACAAGCCTACTTGCGTGTACATAGTATTGGCATCCACATAATTTGCTTTCTTGCTTCCTAATCTCATAATATTGGGCTTATTCTTGTCCAGCGTTGACAGGCTTTCCAAGACTTTTCACAAATACCTGTATTTGAATCTAATCCTCTATTCTCGTAATCGTAAGATACTTGGTCTAAAATAGCAATCTTTAAGTCATTAGGGACAGTTGCATATCCAACCACATAAGTAGCCTTTAAATTCCTAAGAGGAGGTCTTTGTAATTGTGGGAACTTACCCCCTACTAAAGTATAATCAGCAGCTACTATTGTATCGTTATTTTCATCTATTAATGAAGTAAAACTATTCACTGGTCCATAAGGAAGGTTAAAACCACCATTAAAATTAGTAAACCAAACAACGGCAGTCTTAGGTATCAAACTCAAGCCTGTACCTACTTCAATGGCTTCTCTTGCTTGTTTAATCATTAAAGAGATTTGGTTATCATCAACGGAAGTAGTTACTCTGCAATACAATTTAGCCTCTGCTAATGTTACAGGTTCAACCACAGTACCTATATCGGTTAAAGTAAAATCTATAATAAAATTAGAATATGCCATATATCTTTTTTACAAATTTACATTATTTATAATAAAAAACCCCCTACTTATTAGTAAGGGGTCTTTATATCTATGTAAGATTAAAACTATACATTTCCTAAGTCAGCATAAATAGCTGAAGTTGGTTGCATTAAGTTAATATCTTCATAACACTCAATACGAGCAGTAACCATATTTTGTTGGAAGTTACTTGCATTCTCATAAGAGAACTCAATAGCCATTCCTTCAACCTCAATTCTTTCTACAAAGTTGTTATCTAAAATAAGAACCTTATCATCAGTTACCCAAGATGCAGCAATTACTGGAGTTCCCCATATTGTCATACCACCATTAGGATTAACGATAACACTACCAGAACCAGCATAATAACCAGCAGTGATAGTTTCTTTTAATAAACGACCTAATTGAGAAGGACTTACTAAAGCAACAGAAGATACAAAGTTTGCACTCTTTTGGTTGCCAATGTAGTCAACTAATTGCTTTAAATCAACAGTCTCAGCAGTTGTAGTAGAACCAGTTGCAGCAGCAGAAACAGTAGAGAAGAACGCAGCATTCTCAGCTTTGTAGAAATCTCTAGTCAACATTCTTGGTAAAGTTGTGCTTAAGAAAGGTAAACTTCTAGCCATTTGCTTAGAGAAAGTAGAGAAACCAGCAATGTAGTCATTAACTACTTTTACTTCGCTTAATGCGTAGCTATTCTCACCTTTGTTTGAACCTTCAGTTTGAGCAGCAATGTTATTAGTTGTTGCAGTTTCTTTGTAGAATACATACAAACCACTTTCAGAACGAACAGTAGGGATTAAATCTCTAAAGTTTACTGCTTGACTTGGCAATACAGATGCATTAAGAGCATAAGATGCTTGAGCATCTCCTGTTAAACTTGCACTTAAAGTCATAGACTTTACATCTCTTAAATCTAAACGGAATTTACCATTTGATTTCATTGATTTCTCCATCTCATCTAATTTACCATCTAATTTCTCGATGATAACTTCGTCAAGATGTTTTACTTCACGCTTTGCAGCTTTTTTTGTTGCAGCAGCTTGAGCATCAAATTGTTTTTGTGCTTCATCTCTTACAACTTTAATCTCAGCTTTAGTTTCTTCTAACT